GTCCCTCTACAAGTGTATGGGGATTAACCCCAAAAAGCGTGTTAATAAAGGTTCTGATGATCGCGGGGATTAGTATGTTATTTGGTTGCAAATCGTTGTCTGGAAAATTGCAAATTGATACACCGTTTATAGACGTAGAGTATGAAGGAACTCCGCAATGAACTGGATAGACGACATAAAAGTTTGCTTTGCAAGCGTAACGGGATTGGGTAATTGGTTGGTAGATATAGATTTAATCCTAAAAGTAGGTATTAGTGCAGCGAGTTTAGTGTACATTATATTGAAAATTCGACAGTTGATAAAAAGATGAAGCGTATGAAATATAGTATTATCGGAGCGTTGCTGCTAACTGCGGCAACCGCTAACGCAGGTGATATGTTCGGTGCGGCGTTAAAGCCAACACCGGCTGTTACCTTATTCGGACAAACACTAACGTGGCCAATTCCATCGTTATGTGTTGGTGCAAAAGCTGGAGTAACGCCTAACGCAGATGTATCTGCTGACGGTATTAACTTCAAGATTCCATACCTCGCAGTAGAGATTCCATTTCCTAGCTTGTTATTAAAAGCTGGTAAAGATAATCCCTCGATAGAGGTTAAGTTGGGAGCTGTTAACAAACAAGACTCAGAGTGAAAGATGCTAAGCTAACCAGAGCGGGTGTAAGTGGTTTTAATAAACCAAAGCGTACACCATCTCATCCGACTAAGTCTCACGTTGTAGTTGCCAAAAGTGGCGGACAGACGAAGACTATTAGGTTTGGTCAGCAAGGCGTTAAAACAAATCAAACGGTAGGGCAACGTAAAGCTTTTAAAAGTAGACATCAAAAGAACATATCAAGAGGGCCGATGTCTGCTGCCTATTGGGCAGATAAAGTTAAATGGAGCCCTAGTAAAACAAAGTCTAGTTCTAGTAAGTGGAAGAAAGGATCATAAATTATGCCGTACGGAAAGGGAACATACGGGAGTAAATTGGGAAGACCACCGAAAAAGAAATCGGTAAAGAAAAAAGCAGTAGCTATGAAACGTAAAAAACGATGAAAGCACTACAAGGTAAAAAGACATACATGACAGCCATTGGCGGCGTTCTTGCAGCAGTAGGAGCGTACTTCAGTGGAGAGATGGAAATGGGCGTAATGCTTAACGTAGTAGTTACATCGCTGCTCGCACTTTTCCTACGTAAAGGTATTAAGAAAGACACGGGGAACGCTTGACATGGCATACAGAAAAAAAGGTGGTAGCGCGTTAACGGCTTTAGCAAGACGCCGTAAGGCAAAAGCTGCTAAAGACAAAGAAGGCAAGCTATCTCCCATGGTTGTTAAACCAGCTATGAGTAAGTTGCGTACTGGTGCTGCGCCAAAACGTAAGAAGGGCGGTAAAACGTTGATGGACTTAGCTAAACGGCGTAAGAAGCCAGCGGCTAAGAAAAAACCAGCGTCTTCTCAGTCTAGTAAGTTTGGTTCACGTATACCAGTAGGTTCACGTAGCTCCAAAACAGCAGCACAAAGTAAACCTAAAGCTAAAGCTGCACCTCGCAGAACTTCTAAGTTAGCTCCTGGCGCCGGTGGTGCGAGAGGTGGTGGTACGATAAAAGCAACTAAAGCTCCTTCGATGCTTAAAAGAGCTAAGGATTATCTTACTAAAACACGTGAAGGCAAGGTGCTAGGTTTAATGGGTGAGGCTGCTTCATACGCTGCTGGTGGCAAAGGTGCGTTAAAAGCTGGTCAAATGCTTAACAAAAAACGTAAGCTACGTGCTGCTGGTAGAGCTGGTGGTCAAGCCACTGCTAGAAAACGGCAAGCTGCTGCTGGTAAAAAGACTGCTGAAGGTTACGAGCAGTTTGAGAAAGATAGAAAAGCTAGGTCACGTAAGATGGGCCGACGCAACTAATGCTAAAACTCATCTATGCAATCGCTAAAGCTATACCCGCCCTTCAAAAAATTCTGGACAAGTTGTTCGGAGAAGGGCGGGAGCTTAGTGCGTCTAAACGTAATGAAGCTAAAGATGACATGGTTGACAACGCTATCGCTGATGCTCTTGCTAGCCCTCACGAACGGATGCGTGGGAGTGAAACTAAACAACAGCGAGAGACTGATAAAACATCCGGGGTTTAGAAGTGCTGCGGTAGCATCTCCAGAATTTGTAGAAGAAGCACTCAAGACAGTAAATCGCCTTGAGTATGAATTAGAAAGAAAGTAATGGCAACAACAGCTATAGTTAAAGTAACACCTACGAAGGTAAAAGCTGCGCTTGTTAAGCGTGATAAGGTTGCTATTACTGCATTAGTAAAACGATGAGTGTAGAATATATATTAGATAGATTTGGTAAGAAGATTGGTATGTCTCCGTCAGACACCAGTCAGCGTGCGTTACTGCTTGACTATCTTAATGAAGCTGCACAGGAGCTTTACGAACAGTCTGATATGCCAGGCTGTTTAGAAGAAGCAGAATTTTATGTGCAAGGCAATAAGACTGTTGCTATGCCATCCGATGTATACGCTATACGTGGTATACGTGAGAAGGCTGGCATTAACAATGAGTGGGAAACAGAAGCGTTAACAGCACGTTACAGAGAGAATAGCTGGGAAACAAATCATAATAAGTTTCGTATAAAAGGCTATAGCCCACTGAAGATTTCACTGCCTACGTCTATTACTGAAGCAGCTAACAGCACTAATAAACTAATTGTTAAAACTTTTGGCATTACAACTACAAGCGACGACTTTGAAGTTGTTGTTAAAACGCCGTACAGTGAAGCATTTCTTGTGAGTGTTACTGGACTTAGTGCCGTGACAAGTGCAATATCGTCAGCGACTAACACGCTAGCACCGGCTAATAACGTAGCAATTACAGACATTATTAGTTTTTCTCGTACACTTGAGCCAACTGCAACAAGCGGTCTTGTGCAGCTACTTGACTATGCAGACAATACTATTGTATATGCTGAGATACTTTCTAACAGTATGGAGTCTCGCTATCTTATTATAGATGTAAGTGAGTTTCCGTTTTCGTCTACCGCTGGTCAAGACGATTCACATACGTTACAAGTGCTGTATAAGAAAACTTTGCCGCGCTTGCAAAATGACACAGATGAATTTCCTGCTATTGGTTACGATAACATACTTGTAAGTAAGTGTATGGAATTGTTTCTTGAAGAACAGGGTAAAGTAGAAGAGGCAATACTACACGATAGAAAAGCTACTCGTTCGCTTTCACGTCGTCAAGCTGATTTGGAAAGATCGCAAGAACAGAAGGTGGTATTCAAACGTCACAATCACGATAAATTATCATGGCTAGCTACGCACAATCGTCGTTCTTAGGCGGAATGAACATGGCTGTTGACGATGCTCGTATCGGTGATGACGAGTATCGCATAGCGCATAATGTGCGTAACAGATTTGGCGATCTGCGCCCTACGAGAAGGCCGTTAAAGATTGATAGCGGTCTTGTTGCTGATGTACCTTTTCAAGCGATCTATGCTGTTGGAGATTTCATGATTATAGTGCAGCGTGGTGCTGCAAGTTTTAAACATAGGCTTTCAGAAACATGGACAACGTTATGGAATAGCTCTACTAACCCTACGCTTTTACTAGACACTAACGTAGAATATATTTATATACAAGCTGTACCTCCTGGCAATAGTAAGTTTGCTTATAAAGCAGTTGATACAACCAGTGATGTAGTTTTAGATACGGGCGCGACTAAGCTAACGAGAACCATATCTGCTATAGTTGTGCAGGATGGCATAAACCAACCTAATCTAATTTCTTTTTCTTCTACGGAACTATCCGCTACTGTTACTGTTCGTAAAGCGTATACGTTTGCACAGCATGGAACTACTATAGATGGTGTTGTTGAGCGTGAGTATGTGCCTATCGGCAAGCAGATGTTGTACTTTAACGGCAAGCTGTACATTGTAAGTGCTGATGGTAAAAAGATATATCATAGCGTAAGCGGTAGGCCGTTAGACTTTGTTGTTGCAATAAACACAGCCGGTAATAAAATTTCTTCGGTCGAAGCAGATTCTGGTGCTGAGGCAGTTAGCTACTCTGTATCGTATGAAGTTATAACTTGCATTGCGCCTCTTAACACAGAAAGCTTTTTTGTTAGCACACGCACAGCGTCGTATGCTGTTTCACCAGATTACTCTCGATTGCTTTTCGGTGAGCCGATGTTTTCAAAGAAATATCTGTTTGGCGCGTCTGTTGTAAATCAGTTCTCTTTTGTTGACGTACTTGGTGACTTTGCTTTTATTGACGCTGAAGGTTTGCGGTCGTTTAACGCTGTGCAGCAGTTACGTAATGAAGGGCGCAACAGTGCGTTTTCATTAAAGGTTGCTAAGTTGTTTGATGGTATTGTGCAGACGCGAGGTGCAGCTATTAGTTTTGATAACTATACTTTCTTCTCGGTAGAGACTATTTATGGCTATGGTATACTTGTGTTCGATGGTACGCTACGTAAGTTTGTTTCGCTAGACTTTCTAAAGCTAGACGATGACACAACAACAGCACCTATAATTCAATTCTCTAAGATTGACACAAACACAACACACGAGATTTACGGCGTAACGTCTGCCGGTGAATTGCTGCGTTTGTATTCTGGCGCAAAGTATAATGATAGCTTTGTCCAAACTAAAGGCTTTCAAGTTGGTGATATTCGCGTTGAGCAGAAACCCGTACAACTTCGTACTCTAATGAATGGCATTGAGGCGTGGGAATACTATAGCATAAATCTTGACACAGGTCTTAATGTAAGTCCTGACGGAGTAGGTGAAGCTCATCCTGCTTCTGGTACAATGACAACAGGTTCTTCTTTTGCGTTACCTGTTGAAGCAATACCGTATGATCTTCCTATAGGAACTGAAATATTTTTTACTGGTGATAGCACTAATACTGGTGGTACATTTACGTTAACTAGCGCAGCAGTTGCGCTTGCAACGAGTCTTACAGGAACGCTTACGAGTACAGGTGTAATAAAAAAGACATACACAAAAGGCTTTGTACGGTTTGACGCTAGCGGAACTTTAAAGTCTGCGCTTATTAGTAATACTAGGAAGTCTGATACTCCTGGCACTATTAGTAAAACTATAGTTGCACCGACAACTAACGGCGTGAAATATGGTGAAACGTATCCAGTTATGTGGAACAACGAAAACAAGCTACAACAATTTCTGTTTAGTTATCAGCAAGGGCGCAGCGGTTTGAAGCTCAGTTATACACTTGAGTGGAATACGAGTGGTGCAATCTCTATGATAACAGCAGACACTTTAGACTTAACACCAAAGAATCCATTAATGGCACAGGCTTATGGGAGCAGTAATTAAAAGCACAGAGTTTACAGACGATAACGTTTTGTTTTCGTCCAGAGGATCAGCAAACAGTTGGCGTTTGTCAATGACTGTTGATAGCATGAACACTTCTGCGGAAGGTGTAGCGAAGCAAAGTACGCACGTTGCAGACATTGCAACTGTAGGTGGAGATTCTGGTACAACTGCTGTTACTGCGGGTGCTAGCGTTAGTTCTGATCCTACTACTATACCTACTATTGGCGATGCTTATGATGTTGCGGAGATAAAAGCTGCTTTTAAACAAATGGCAGAAAAAATAAATTATTTAACGTACCGGCTGGAACAAGCTGGTTTAATGAAAAACAGTTAAGGAGATAATATTATGGGTCTAGGAGATTTAGGAAGTTTATTAGCAGGAGCCGGTACAATTTACGGACTGTCGCAGTTAGGTAGAGGCCCAACTCCATCTGCTGGACAGACAACAGAAGAAGCATTTAAAGCTTATCGAGATTTTTATCCTTCTAGAACAGCGGAGCAGATTAGGCTAGCAGGTCTTAAAGAAGGCGATGAAGGTTACGTTGAAGGCTATGTACCAAAGCCTCCCGGCTACGCTGAGATTGTTCGCTCTGAACAGTTACGAGACTTGCAACACGCACAGTCTCCTGCTATGCAAGAGCTTGCTAGGCGACAAGCTGCTCAACAGTTTGGTTTAGCTCAACAATACGTTCCTGAGTATGGGCAGCTTGCTAGTGATGAAGCGTATCGTTCAGCGATGCGTGACACAGGGCAACAAGTAGATGTTCTAAGAGGGCCAGGAGGTGAGCTTATAGATGAAGCCTACGCAGCAGCGCAAGGTGTAGATCCTGAGTTTTACGCGCAGCGAGCGCAAACAGGTAGAGGTCTTAGTGATTTGTTGCGCTCAATGTATGACGAGCGTACACTAAAGGGCGGCGAGATGTTTGACCCTAGTCGCCCACAAGGTTACTTCACTGGAAATCTAAGTGGCGGTGAGCGTGAAGAAATTAACCGTTCGCTGAATCAACAAGCTGCACAGTCGGGTAATTTAAACGTACCTTCTATGGGTAACGTAGTAGCTAACGCTATGACATACGGCAACGCTATGCAGAACAGACGCAATGCGTTTGGTCAAGCACTGCAACAGGCTACGTCATTCCTTCCAACGTCACGTAGTGGATTTGATCCTATGCAAGTTGCGTTAGGCCGTCCGTCAACAACGTTGCCAACGACTTTTAACCAACCTAATATGCAAACGAATACATCAGCACAGTCTGGTAACTTCATGAACAATACGTTCGGTGCTGCTGGGCAGTCTGCTGGCTACAAAGCTAATCAACCAACGTGGCTTGATCGCATAGGTCAAGGTGTAGGAGTTGCACAAAACATAGGTAAGTTAGGATGGTAGAATTTAGTCAGTCGTAGATGTTATGTTGTGGATTAGGGGTTCTCACGTATTCAAAGTGATCTGCGACTGACTTTTAACTTATAAAATAATATGGCATATATTGATGATAAACGCAAAAGTGTAAGGCTAACGCCTAAGCTGGAGGATTGGATAGCGCGTGCTATGGATGCGCAGTCAAAAGGGTTGCCGATACCTCCGAAGCCTACAGAGACGGGAGATGATGGTATGCAACGATTGACTCCTGCATACACTGATCCAAGGTCACAAGCTATAGCACAAACTCCTGCTATGATAAGACCTGCTCATAGTATGTTAGACAGACTGTTTCGTCCTGGCCGAGCTGATGCCGCTAACCAGATGAACCGTGAGTATAAAGAGAATGCTTTAAAAGGTCAGATAGCTAATCAGAGCGCGGGTGCAGCCGCTGCGTTAAAAGAGTTAGAACTTAGAGCGCGGAAAGGTGATACAGATGCTTTAGAAGGACTTGAAAAGTATTATAAAGTAGAAGCATTACGTCGTGGTGGTAGTGGCAACAATATGCAAGACTTTATAAATATGGCGAAAGGCGACGGTAGCATACCAGACGGCTCTATGGGATCTGCTAAACCTAAAGGTGCTACGGAAGATACTCCCACGTCATTACCGGCAGACGTTGCTAGAGGCAATCTTACGCCGACACAGAATCGTATACGTATGCAACAAAGAGTAGCTGAAATTGATGAGTTAATTGAACAGCAACAACAAATTGTCGATCGAAAACCGCGAAAAGTTAGGCGGCAAGCATCTGGTAGAGATTGGCGACCAAATATGCAAGAGTATGTTGAAATGCCGTTTGAAAGTGCATACTCAGAGGATGACATTAAAAGTGCGCCTTTAAAATTAAAAGCTTTGCAGCAAGAAAAAAAGAAGTTAGAGCAAGCCTTGCCAAAAATTAGCGGCCCATTAACTGGCCCAGATATGGGTAGCGCAAACGTTGGCACAACAGACCGATGACCGAAGAAGAACGCCGTCAACGTTTGATAGCAATGGGGTTAGACCCAGAGGAGTACACCTATCAAACAGCAGAAGAGAAAGCTTATGAAGATACGACGGCGTTAGGTGCTTTAGGTACTGGTGCTAGATCTGCTATTGGGCCTACGCTAGGTACTGCGGTAGGTGCTGTTGCTCCTTGGGCATTAGGATTAACTGGCCCTGTTGGTATAGGCGTTGGTGTTGTTGGTGGTGGTATTCTCGGCTACCTCGGCGGCAAAGGTCAAGAAGCTGCTGAAGACGCTATGTTAGATGATGCGGAGCAGCAAGCGTTAGCACTACAACGTCAGGTAGCATACGAAAAGCATCCGTGGCTAACATTCGCAGGGCAAGCTGCGCCGTCGATGGCGTTCTTTAGGCCATCACCTACCGTACTCAAGAATGTTTTTGGTGCAGTTAAGAACGCACCTCTCGGCACACAGACAGCACTCCAACGATACGCATTAGGTAACGTAGCTATTGGTAGTGGCTTAGAAGCTGGTGTTGACCTTGGCGTACAGGCCATGGGAGATGAGGATATTGATTGGGGTAGGGTAGCTGGTGCAGGTGCGCTTGGTGGTTTGCTTACAGAACCTACTAGAGCGTTTGGTAAAGTAGGTGCTACATTAAGTCGTAGTGGGCTTGACTCGCAAGCATGGCTTGAGTCGAAAAATATGACACGGCCTCTCACGGAAATTGAAGCCGCTAATTATGCTTTGGCAAAAGGTGAAGAACATACAAAGGCTGTCAAGAAAAATCGTGAAGAGACTGACAAAGCGATTTTAGAATACTCTGTCAATAAAGATGCAAGTAAGTTAGTTAAGAAGCCAGACTTTCATAATATAGATGAGCTACGTGAGGCTAAGAAACAAGCTGAGCAAGATGTTGCCGATACGAAAAAAGCTGCTAGTATTGCAGCGAAAGCGTACGACGATATACAAAAACAATCTGATAGTATTTTAAGATCTAACCCTATTGCTAACGAGGCTAGACAGCTAAGAACTAAAATACAAAAGTTGCAGAAAGATTCTGAAGATGCCAGCGTAAAACATAGAGAAGCTTTAGATGCTCAGACTTCGCTCAATAAACAGATAGCAGATTTAACAGCGAAAACAGCTAAGGCAATAGATAACGCGTACGATAGAGACAAACGCAATCGTAATCGTACTGGTGTACCTGAGGGGCCAAAGCCAACTGATTCTGATTACTTTAAATCAGTTCAAGGGCTTATGGCTAAGCAAGGTATGACGATGAACGAAGCCGTTGCTGATCTTAAAGGACGTGAGGATAAAGGTACGTTTGATATTAAAGGCGAGTATGATATACAAGCACACGCTGTTACTTTAAATAAGATCAGCAACAAAGACACACCTTGGCATGAGTATCTGCATGGCATAGTTCAAGTGCTGAAGCGCAGCCCTAATCCAAAGCATCAACGTCTTATAGATCATATCGAAACTGGTATGTTCAAAGATGATCCGTACTACAAGAAGATGATAGCGGATGGTAAGTCGCTAGCTGAACGTACGGCGTGGACTGAGGAGCAGGGAATACAACGCGCCGGTAAGATACTGGAGAAGCGTATGAGTAATCCGCCAGAAGGTTTCATTGGCGGGTTAAAGAAATGGTTTAGTGACTGGCGTTTAGAGCGTGATGCAGCTACGGGATTTCAGCCGAAGTATACGGATAAGAAGTCAATAGATGCAGATAATCTTCTTGACCGTATGGCTGA